TTCCTGTTTTGACCTTGACGTATAACTCCGCATAAAATTACTCTGTATCACGCTGTTTACGGTTTCAGATTCCATTGCCGCCCATTCTCTGAGTTGGTTCGGACTTCCGATAATTCTGCGGATCGTCGCAGGCAGATTGTTAAAACACTCATCGGCATAATAATTTGCGTTCCCGATTGCGCCCAATACCAGGTTCCAGGCTTCCATCTCCGTCATTCCGGCAGGTTGCGTTATATCCCTAATCTTCCCTTTAACATCAGCTATTGTCGGAGGGTATTTCAAGACGCACATCAGGGCTTTGACCGCTTCAAGCACAATATTTTTATCATCATCCTTGAACATCATTGACCACAGGTTTACAGCCCCTTGTGCCTCTGGTGATGATATGCCCTTATAAAATGCCGGATATGCGGTTTTCATCAATCCCAGTATCAGTTTTGTTTCTTCTGTATTCATGTTTTATCTCCTTTGTCCATTAAGTTAAAAAATACATTGCCGGATTCGTTTTGCTGCTGATTGGTTTTTAATGGGAATACGCCCTTCCAACTTCGGTTAATGGATTGATTTAATATAGCAATTTTACCCTCAACAGTCTTATCCAGTTTATCTAATTCGATAAGTAAATTTTTTATCGCTCTGCTTGTCATGGGTGCTTTAATAAGTTTTCGCATTTCAAGAAAATCGTTTATTGCAGTGTCGAGTTCAAGGGAATCACTATATGTATTTAATACCTTCTTATCATTCTTATCATTCTTTATATCTTCTTGTTTGTGTCCTGTCTGTTGTCCTTTTGTTGTCCTCTGGTTGTCCATTTTGTTGTCCTTTATTATTACTGCTGTTTGGTATAAGTCATAATTTACAATAGTTACAATGGAATATTTGTTGCTCGTTTTAATGTCCAAAAAATCGAGTTTTTTCAAAAGTCGTAACCTGTTATATGTGCTCTTTGGATTTTGCTTTAAATCTTTTGCTAAAATAAATCTACCTGTTAAAAATTGCCCTCTTGCAATAATGATTTCACTATTGTTAAAAATTATCTTATCTGGTTCGTGGTTTGCTTTTAACAGGCAGTAAATCCATAATTGCAACAATTCCGGCTGTTTCATTATTGGATTTTCAAGGAGTTTCCTGTATAATTTTATAAACCCTGGCATCTGTTACTCCTTTGTATCGTTGATCTTATATGTTTTGACCTCACCCGCCATGCTGTTTATGTAATCATTCTGGCCTTTACCTGCCGGAATCATTAAACCTCTTGTATTTGTGTGCTTATCATGGTAAAACTCTTTATCTTCATCATAACAATCCTCATTTACACCATCGCCGTAATATCTGCCGTAAATATGTCGTACAGGAAATATCCGTCTTGCCATACCCCGCCCCTTCCTTGCTCTGCATAATTATACATTTGGTAATTCGCTTCCAGTTTTAGCCTCCCACTGTTCGCAAGCCATATCGTCCTCGACTGGTATATCTTTCCTCATACAATATCTGAATCCGTATTTTGTTACATTGTCTATAACGTGTTTACACGATTGACAGCATGCTGGTTGAAACCCTGGCTCGGTTATTATTTCAATATATCGTTGTGTTGAATTGATACTATCGTGCTTTGTATAACTACCACCTACTTGTTTATATAGCATCCTCGCTCACCCTTTCAAATGTAATTTTCCAAATGTAAGGATTGACTTCCCATCCATAGCCGCGCTTGCCGTTGATATCATTCCATGCCAGACTAAAGTTTGTTTTTGCTTTCATTCCTACCTCACCAGTATGTGACCAAATAAGCGGACTAAATCCTTCTTTAATTGCGTCATCCTCCGTTATCTCCTGCAAACGCTCCACGCCTACGTTGGTGATTTGCAACTTTAATCGGCAGACCGCAAGGGGCATAAAAATTGATGGACGTTTGAAATATCCAACCTCGTTATTATCCCTGCATATATAATCAGGTTCTCCATCTGCCGCATATATAACAGGTTTCGCTTTGTCCCAAACGAATTTATATTTTTGTTTGCCAGTCTTTGTGACGCCGTTTCTCACCCATTTGCCAAAAAGATAAGTTGTTTCCCGAACCCATAAAACCATTCCGACTTTGTATGGGCAATCGATATAGCCTTTAATCTGTTCCATGTGCTGGTTTTCATAGCAATCGCCATCAGCAAATAAAGTATATAAGCCGTTATCCTGCTGTTCTATGTGTTTGGGAAATTTTACAATCCTTCTCGTCTGGCTTTTCTTCCCAGACAGTATTTTTTGAACCATAGGCGTACTAAATATTATCGGCTTCATCATCCTTCTCCTTCTCTGCGTACTCAGGCAGGGGACAGAATTTATCAATGCGAGTATTTATATTATTTAATTGCTTTAGAGATAAATCGCATTTTGCCAATATCCCCCATACACGATTGCAATACTTACATTCTTTACAGCAATCAATCGTCAGCACTTTGCTCATGTTCCCCCTCCTTCTTTTTCTTAATCCCATCAACAATTTTGATGCATTTTGAACAATATTTGTCATACTATCAAGGTAATCGGAATTTGTTTTATTATTCCATTCCTTCTCCAACTGCTCACGTGTGCGGAGAGGACAGTGTTTGTCGATTATTTTGTAGAAATCATATACAGAGCGTTTAAGCAAATCGCATCTTGCCCATACAGCCCATACGAAACAGTGTTCACAATCACTACAACTATCAATTTTCTTTAATGCGTCCATCGGAAACCTCGCTTTCTTCCGTTATTTTACGTCCGCACATCGGGCAATAATCGGGCGTTTGTTTCCCTTCATAATCAAAACAACCGCCATACTTTACAACATCTCCGTAAAATTGCCAATGGCAGGATAAACACTCATAAAGCGACAAGGCAATATCTCTATCATCATCCGGCACATCTTCGTTATTGATGTGCAAATCTAATTCTTTTATAAAAATTACTTGCGTTGTCGTGACTTTATCGTATTGCTTTTTGTATAAAGCATATTCTGAATCTTCATAATCAATCATCGCCAACCTCCTTGCTGATCGCTTTGATAAATTTCAATAGTTCCCAGTCCGTATATCCTCTGTTGTTGTAATCTCTGTACGCAACTTTGAGCTTATCTCTCGCCTGCCCCAGTAGTTCCTTCAGGCGGGCGTTTTCGGCTTGTAAAGCACCAGCTTTGTCGGCAACACGTATTGTAAGACTCATACGGGTATACCCCATTTTACCGGATTCATAGTATGATCTTGCCATCAAACGGAGCGCATCATTGTCGTATCCTTCACGAATTAAATCATCAAACTCATCCATCGCCAACCTCCTTGTCATCATCGTTTTCCATCCAGACCACGCTCAACTGATAAATTCTGGTTATGAATTTAAGTGCCACATCTGAATCATGCGGACCTGTTTCGTGAAATTCAACAGCGATATTATTGATTTTGTCCAGAGCAGACTTCAGTCGGGCGTTTTCATCCTCTAATTGAGCCATATACTTTTCAGCACGCCGATTTGAAACATCACGGCACATAGGACAAAGCGAATTTGTGCCGGTTTCCTCTCCACAAACATTACATACAGTTATCTTTTCAGGCATATTAGTCATCCCTCTTTCTCTTTTAGTTCCTGTTCTGTCGGTTCGCTTATTATTTTCATGGAAACCCTTATTCCGTGCTTACCTTCAATCATTCTGAACAGCGCGAACAGCTCATCCAATTTCAAATGTTCCAATGTTTTGAGCAGTCCTTCAATGTTTGTCATTTACCTGCCTCCCCATGCTCTTTCATATACAATTCCTGCTGATACTCCATCCACTGTTCTATTGGTACAGCCCAACTGCTTATATCCTGTTGCGTTTTCTCCCAATCCTGCCGTATGGACGTAATGTCAGCTTGATTACGTTCCAATACGGCTATACGGCGGTCGAGGGTAGATATGCGGGATTGGAGAGCGGTAATCTGCTCACCCTGTTGAGATAGGCGGGTGTCAAGGGTATCGATGTGAACGTAAATATCATTGAGATTGTAATAATATACTATGACAAAAGCTATACAAAAACATATAAGCAATGACTTCAAACCTTGTTTCATTCCGCACCTCTGCTAATTTCAATCCACGAGGATTGTATTTTCGTTCACCTGTTCGTTGTTCAAAATTATCACGGTGGATTTATCCGAAGGCTTTAATTTTATTTCCTGAATCTCATAATCTTTTGTTATATCAAAACTACTGATATATCCGCTTTTGTATATCAATATTTCTCCGTCCCAGTACCACTGCGAATTAAATTGCGGGTATCTTTGGCTTTTATATTGAACACTTGAAGGATTGATTGTTTTCAGCAAAGCCTTACGCCCTACATAATTGATTTCCTTGCCAATCTCGGCATATTTATCTGTTAATTCCTTATATCTTTCCGGCAGGATTTCTTTTAAGTGGGATAAAAACAATGGTACGGTTTCTCTTTTGTAGCTCATAATTTCTCCACCCATTATTGCTTGCGGTCTGAAATCGCATATGGACTTGATAATATCGACAGTAAATTTATCGTAATCAATAAAAGATGCACTATTGCCAAATCCAGGGTCGTCAATGATTAATCCTCCGTTTTCCGATTCTTTTATACAGATGTACGGATACGGGAACACGACAACGCCATCAATCAATCCTAACTTTGTAGAAGGATAATCAAGTTTACTATATTTCTCATGCTTCTGCCATTCAGTTTTAAAGCCGTAGTATTTTGCCGCTTTGCTCGTATAGCCGGTTATGTTGCTTACATTTCCGTATTTGCATCGGGAAGAAAGAAAACACCTTACGTTCAGGCATTTATTGTTTTTGTAATACGAACACGTTTCGTATTTGTCGCAATAAACAATACTGGCTTCTAAGGCAGTTTCCCTGCCGCCGAATATACCTTTACCGCCGTACAGATTTACATTAATTATTTCCATATGCTCACACCTCTCAAAATAGTTTGTCTTGCGCCTTAAAATCGTCTATGCGCCTTTGCGCCGCCTCGTAATAGTCCTTGTCTATCTCGAACCCCATAAAGTCAAATCCGTAATCTATGCAGGCTATCAGGCTTGACGCTGAACCAACGTGTGTGTCAAGGATTTTATCGCCTTTAATTGCGTATTTCGACAATAGCCAACGGTATAACTCGATTGGTTTTTGACAAGGATGTATCTGTTCACCTTCTTTGACTTTCCGCAAAAATCCGGATTGCCAACCGATATGAACATAACTGACACGCTTTTGAAAATTTAAACTCGCTATCTCACAATGGGATATGGTTTCCGTCATACTGCCCTTGTACCAAACTAAAGCACCATGCCCACTTTCAAAACAATTATAATAATTTGCTCCCCATATAATTCTCCTGACAGATACACGCTTCAATTCATCAAAATATGCTTGTGACGGCCCTTCATCGTTCCATGTGTAATTATCGTTATAGCTTTTTATGTTTTTTATCCTTTTACCGTCTGCGGTCGTATGTGCATCGCAAGTAAACTTTCCTATCCCATATGGTGGGTCAACTATCGCCAACTCAAAGTATTTATCAGGGAATTGCGCCATCCCTTCCATACAGTTCATCAAATATAGCTTGTTTAATTCCAGCATATTCAACCTCTCAAAATAGTTTTGGGGCGGGCAGGGATTTGACCTTCTGGCAGGCGTTGTCACCCTGCATGATATCCTGGCAACTAACGTTACAATGCATTCTTTCCAGCCTTCACGATTTAACACAAATACAACCGTTGCAACTAAATCGTACCGTGATGATATCTTCAACTTGTCAGCGTCCAAGCGTCTACCTATTCCGCCACCGCCCCGCTTTTGTAACTCCCCATCCGGCAATCGTGCGCTTTGAGCCTTACTGGCCGCAATTCACGGACGCAAGGACGGGGAAACCTATTTACGCCTTATCGTTTACCATTTCCGCAAGTTCCGATATGGCATTACTTGCCTCTGATATTGATAGGTTTTCAAAATCATCATCAGGTTCTTGACCTAATTTTACGCATAATGCCGTATAGTATTCCGTCTGCTTATCTGTCGCCATCATTTCCCTTCCCCCTTCGCCCAAAGTATTATTATCAGCAAAATAACTTCTTATAATTAGCATTTTCCGGCCTGTCTAAAAACTGTTCAAAAGTGCAACCTTGAAACCACGAATGAGTGTTTGCCCATCTCGCAAGCTGTGTAGTTTTACGATCCTTTATATATCGCATGACATAAGCGTTTTGCCCTAAATCACGGAGCATATTACAACGGTATAAGTCCTGCTCAAAAGTCGTATTAAAACCAACAAGCACATAAAAAGTAGAGCGGTTTATTCCGACATTTTCAAGCAATTTAATGCCTTTGCGAACAGCTTTTTCATCATAAAGACTATCAAACGCAAAATGATATTCACGTTTTAGCAACGCAAGTGTTTCTGCTTTATCCTGATCCAAAATTCTTATGTCAAGTCCATGTTCACGCAAAGTAAGTTTTTCGTCATATATCTGTTTCCATATCATTTTGAAATGCTCCGGCAACCCCATGATATTGTTGTCAAGCAGTTCAATGTTCCTTGATTTCCCGTCCCAAAAGTCATATATATCGCCAACGGCTTGTAACATTCCTTCTTTCAAAGGTACAACACAGAAAGGGCATTTACGGAAACAGCCTCTTGTCGTAAATCCAAAATTCAGCTTTGGTTTCATCATCTCAATCGCCGGTGGCAATAGTTGTGTTATGCTAAAACCTGTACTGCCACATATAGCCCGCCCTGGTACATAACTTTTATCCGTAAAAGTGAATATGCTGCTGCAATAAATCAGATCATAAGTATTTTCACCAGCAGGCAAGTAATCCACAACCTCATCACCCAGTTGCCCGTGATACATCTTTATTTTCTCAACAGCTAAATTCTTATACTTCGGCTCCATGTTCCATACAGCAACCTTCATTTCATCCCCCTACAAAGATATATCACTACAACCACCGGCCACACTGCCACCCACGCCCACCAATGCACCCTATACGCCTTATAATCGCCCTCTGCTATCAGCAGACAGTAGAATGTCAGCGTGAAGATGAGATATAGTGTGATGATGGAGTAGAGTAGATAGGTCATATTTCCTCCAGGATTACCAGTGTTTAATCCCCAAATCTCTAATAAAACTTTGTACATCGTCAAGGCTATGTGCTTCAATGAAATAAGCACCATAGTAAGTTACATTATCTCTAAATTCCTCTTGATGCTTTGAAAGTTTCCCCTTTGGTGTCTTAACCTCGCACCAACCTTGAATAGAATTGCTGGAATCGTCATAACCAATAAAGTATAAATCCGGTATGCCTTTATGACTTCCAATGTTCTGTTGCATCCTGACTACAAAGAAACCTTTCAGTTTCAAGTATTCTTTGATAAGTTTCAATGTGTCAGATTCCTTGACAGGCAATTTCTTTACTTGATTAACGGCTTTCATATATGCCCCTTTCCAAAGATTACAAATTCAATCATCATGCGGTTTCTCCTGCTCCGGTTCGTCTGCTACAAAGGTTCTTTTTACGATGTCAGGTTTTATCTCACCGGATAATTGTCTTAAAATATCTGTTTGTTTATATGCAAGGATGCCAAGTATTTCAAGGCCGTTGAATCCTTCGCCTTCACTTATAATCTTAAAGCGACCATCTTCCGCAAGTTCTGCTTTTAAACTGTACTTTTTCATAAGTCCCCTTTCCGGTCGTATCATGGGTGTGTGCGTTAAAACGGAAGATCGTCCGTGTTTGCATTATCGTAAAACGATGTCGGCGCATTACTTGATTGAGTATTTTTTAATCTTTTTATCTCCGGTACTGGTACACCCTTCCTGATCTGGTCAGTACTTCTGACAAATACACATTTTGTCGATATTTTGATTTCGTTTTTATCATTCAGATATTCTTCCTGACCAAACACCCCACCGAACAATTTACCGACAAGTTTCTTCTCGTCCCAATCCCACTTGAAGCCGGAATTGCTGTTTTCAAGAACTGTGATAAATCCCTTGAAGAACCTTAGATCATCTTCCTTGATAGTCTGGTAATACATTCCCCGCCATTTTGCATCAGGATTGGATTTAACAGCATTATTGAATTGCCGCTTATAGAAGTCCTTATCTTCACCTTCCGCAATATCAAATCCGATACGCATAAGTTGACCGTAATCCTTATCCTCAATAGTTACTTTGAGGATTTTACAGATATGGCCGCCAAGTGTGATTTGTTCAAAATCTCCAGTGAATGCTTCTGCCTGATCATATCCGTCATACTTTTTCATCTTGTTTTTCTCCTTCCGTCAAATTCCAATATTCTCTTATTTTTTCATCAACAATTTTTAGATCGTTGTCGATTTCCCTTTCAAACATATCGATCGGGCTTTTAACTGTATCGTTTCCATCGGTCTGCGTTACAAAGGTGTATTTGCCGTTTTCAGCCTTTGTGCGAAGTACAATGCTGAATAATCCTTCTACCGTCAACTGATCATCAAGCATCTTACCGACAGTCTTTGCCTTGATACCTAACTCCGTTTTTTGAGTATGGTGCATGAAATATACAATCACATTAGCCGGAGTATGTTTAACTACAAAATCAATCAGTCCTTTGAAATGCAAAGCCATGTCAGTAAACTTGCCGTAACCTGTTTCTTTTGCTTTGTCAAACAACTCGAATGCCATAAGGTACTGACTATCATCAATCACATACCTTTTTAGTTTCGGTACTGACAACGACTTTTCAATCATTCCGTATGTCGCCCCGTCAGCCTTATTTAGTTTTTTCTTGAACGGTAGAGGTTTGCTTGCCACATTGAATATGCCAATGTCCTCAATGTTGAAATTACGCATACTGCTTGACTTGCCCGATCCACTTTCCCCCAAAATCATTACAGGTATTCCCATTTTTTCACTTCCTTTTTATTATTTTTTTTATTATTTTCATGTTGTGGTATATCGGCAAGCAGTTAAGAAATATCTGCCAGCCTGTTTCATAATTGCTGAATACTACTTCTTTAAACTTGTCGTTATCTTCTCTGGGAATGTTTAATATTCGTATTCTTTCAGGCATAATATAACCGTTTTCATAAAGCAATTTACAGTATGTTGAAGTCTGGATAACTGCTTCTTCATAAACCCCTGATCCACTTTTGTAATCCACCAATTCAAGCACACCATCAACCATTCCATAAAAGTCAGGTGTACCACCAAAATGATGTATTTCTGATATGAGAGGTTGTTCGCATATAATAGGTTCTATTGTGTGTAAATCCTTCCATGCGAGATAAGAATTAAAACTGCTTGAAGCAAAGTAAATGGTTTCTTCCTTATAACCTTCAAGCGATATTGATATATTTAATAAGTCAGCGTTTATAAACGTGTGTACCAGTGTGCCTACCTTTGCCGCATTATCTCTTTCAGCCTTGTAATCCTTACCTTCGACACCGCATTTATACGCCCATCCGACTAACGCTTCTTTTGATAATACTGTACCAAGTATTGTTGTGACGCTCGGCACTATAGAACCGTCAGATAGTTTATAAATGGTATGCGGTTTCTTATCGCTCATTTCTTTACTCCTTCAATATCCCTGATAATTTTATTCACCTCATCAGCTAATTGCAGAAATTCCTCCTGCGTGAAATAGTGAATCGTGGTAACGTCCAAATCACGAATCATAAGACACACTTTATCGGCTACCTTCGTAATTGTGCTTTTCATATCTTTACCTCATCCGGCAGATATTTACTTATATTCTGTTTCAAAAACGCCGTATTACTGTCAACCGGCTTTGGCTCATACGGTATGCACTTTTCAGCCGGATATTCAACATCAGGGCATCCACGTTCCATGAGCAGCGTGATAGTGGCATTAAAACAGTTGTACGACAGGAATTTGCCGCATACGCCGTCTACCGTGTAATACTTTGCGCCGTCTTTATACATGGTTAGCCTCCCTCTTTTGCCGCATGTCAATCCTCTTGATTGCGATAATCCTTCTGCGTTTCTTGTCCGTTAATTTTGTCAGGATATGTCCCAGATAGAAACTTACTATCATCATGCACAATATCCAGGGTAATATTTGTAGAAATAACATTTGAATCATCCTCCCTCTCGTTTAGTTTAGGCGGGCAGTCCCGTGAGAGCCGCCCGCCAGCACAGATTTGCCGTTGCATCTTTTGTGCTTTGATGTTTTATCATTCGTGGAAATTTATCTACTTTCAATTCTTTCGCAAATAGATTCTGTCATATTCCAGCAATTAACAGCTTCGATGATTTCATCGTAATATGCTGCTGGTAATTCATGATACGAGGTAACAAATTTTGATTCGTTAATGTCCCTGTGAATCGACTGAAACAATATGCCAGATGCTTTCTGATAGTTAAACCTGTTATAATCGACAATAGATTTAACTTTGTCCTTAATTTGTTTCCTATACTGCAATTTCTGTACGCTGGAGAAGTAGATACGCTTCTTGAATAATTCATCATGCACATTAAGACGTTCATTAACTTTGCAATAGTTTTCTGTCAGTTCCTTAACTGAATTGCTTGTGATGATTTGCGCCTGCATCATACTTTTAAGACTTAATTCCATTTCCTGTTTTAAGGTCATTAATTCTTCGTTCATTTGTTCGCTCCTTCTAATATGATTAAATTAGCACCGCCGGAGTTACCAGCAATGGCTTGCCTTATGTCCATTGTCCAACGCTCGATTGTCTGTATTTCTTCAAGGAATTTATCCCTTTCAGCCTGTTTCAATAATGAAAACTGTTCTCCAAGATAAACATACGCAGATACCGCTTTCATAAAATCACGGACTGAATATTGAAAATTGATAATATCGATTGATTTGAAATCTTTCGTGCCGCCCTGGAATGTTTTGATATGATCTTTGTACGCTTCGGCTTCGTTCTTTTTATCTTTTAACTGTTCCTGCAATTCTTTCTTTTCCTGCTGCAACCTGTCTATCTGACCCGTATAATCTTTTTTCAATTCATCTGGCAGGTTGTCCAGTTCTTTTGAAATCTTGATAGCTTCATATTTCGGATGCTCTTTTAGTTCAGGATATTTTTCTACTGCGGAAACATGAGCTTTAGCATCATGTAATGTGGTCTTTGCTACTCCGGCAGACTTTGCCATATCTCTTTCGGAAAGTGGTCGGACTCCGACCGCCTTATCATCCGCCTTTACCTTCGCATATTCGATTATATTTTTTGACGCTTCCAGTTCCGTCAAATCCTTGCGCCGGATGTTTTCCTCAAGTTCGACAATCTTCTTTTCGTTATCATCCTCACTCATAACATAAGTGAATGGAATCATCGCCATCCCTAAAGATTTACACGCCGCAAGCCTTCTGCCGCCTGCCACAAGGTTATTTCTGCCATCTATAACTATCGGATGAATAAGCCCGTACTTCTTGATACTTTCAGCAAGTTCGCTAATGTCCCCATAATCCTTACGTCTGCGATTGCCGACTATAACCTTGCTTATCTGAATGTCCATGTCATTCCCCTTTTAGATATTTTGCCAACCTATCAGCGTTGATGTAATACGCCCATTGCTTCATCTTTACGGCTGTGCCGAATGGGAAACGGTTATCCCGTAAAGCAAGTTGCAGGAATAACGGAGTAACACCCATCAATTTAGCAGCCTCAGTAACCGTAATAGTTTTTACGGTTTTACTCGCCATTAAACTGCCCTCTTAAATAATCAAGGGATATTCCAAGAGCTTCACAGATTTTGAAGTACTCATCTACCTTGATTGTTCTTTTTCCATTTAACATTGCACTTAGGATTTGTTCGGAGATTCCGGTTTTTTCAGATAAAAAAGATTGTTTGATTCCCTTAGTTGTCAAGTATTTTTCAATGCTTTTGTAAATCATTCGTACACCTCAATTTCTATTTTAATTAGATTATCTTTATAATATTCTAATATAAATAGAATGTCAATAGAAAATTCTAATATAATTAAAAATAATTATTGCAATGTTTGATATTTTTATTTATAATAGATATGAAAGTAAGGTGTATTAATTATGAACAATATAAAAGAAATTGTCGGCGATAACATAAGAAAATATAGAGTAGTAAAAAATATGACACAAGAGCAGCTGGGTAAATTGATAGATAAAAAACACGGTACTATTAGCGCATGGGAAACGGGTAGGAGTGCAATAGATATAGAAACGCTATCAAAGGTATGTGAGGTATTGGGAGTAGAATTTTACCAGATATACGGAATTAATCCTGAAAGCTATAGCGATGATGAAGTTTGTTTAGTCGAAAAATATCGACAATTGGATGAAAGTACAAAAGGTTGCATTGATATAGTAATCGATGCAAAGTCAAAAGAAGAAACATGCTCACAAAAAAACCGTATTTCATAGACAAAATGTATTGTTTGTTAGCTTTAATTGAGGTGAAATATGCGCCTGCCAAATGGTTATGGAACAGTCTATAAGCTCAAAGGCAACCGCCGCCACCCGTGGGTAGCAGGAGTGCCTGACGGCATAAAAAACGACAGGTATACATATCGGATAATAGGTTACTTTGAGGATAGTATAAAAGCCAGAGATGCACTGACACTGAACAGAATTAGCCCTGTATCACCAAAGGCAAATATAACATTGGAAGAAATATATAAAGAATGGTCAACGGCAAAATATGAATACATATCCGATCAGACTGCCGACAGTTATAAGGCCGGATGGAAACATCTGTCAAAGTATGCTAATGTAAAATTCAAGGAATTAAGAACAGCACATCATCAGGACATCATTGATACCTGTTTTAAGTCAGGCATGAGCAGGTCAAGCCTTGAAAAAATCAAGGTAGTAGCAAAAATGCTTTATGATTACGCTATCCAAAATGACATAGTAAATCGTAATTATGCGGTGTTCATAAAATTACCAAAAGTTGAAAGAGTGGAAAAGAAGATATTTACCGACATAGAAATACAGAAACTTGAAAACTCCGATTTGCCCTGGGTAGATACGGTTTTAATTTTGATTTACACTGGACTGCGTATAAACGAGTTTTTAAGCCTGACTAAGTTTAATATAGATTTAGGTAAGCAGGTTATAACAGGTGGTTTGAAAACTCCATCTGGGCGCAACCGGGTAATACCAATCCACCCCAAAATATTAAAGCATATAAATTACTGGTATGAAAAGAACGGCAATTATCTGATATGTGATAATGAAGGCAAACATATTTACGATAAAGATTATAGAGAAGATTATTATTATACGGCGTTAAAATCAGCAGGCGTAAATGAATTAACACCGCATTGTTGCCGGCATACTTTTGCAAGCCTTATGCACAAAGCAGGGATTGATACAATCACCATACAGAAACTTATGGGGCATACAAAATACAGTTTTACCGCAGACACATATACTCACACAAATATTGAGCAGCTTAAAAACGCAATTTCCCTGATATAATTTGTCAGAAGTTTGTTAGAAGTAGAAACGATTTCATACGTTCTGACAGCGTTTTACACAAAAAGCAAAAACCGCCCGATACCTGCAAATAGGCGGTTTCACTTGGTGGAGGTGACAGCTTCGAAGCCGCAACCTCTTGAATGCCATTCAAGGGGCATATCCCACAGATAGGGCATTTCAAGGCTATTTGTTAGTAGTTTGTTAGTTTTTGTTTTTTACTGGTTTTCATAAAACCTATTATAACAACACCATTGCCTCCGCGCAATACTTGAATTATATAGTAAATAATAATATTATAAAGGTGATGATAATGATGATTACTCTATGTGTGATGATATTGACCGACTGGGGATTGACATACTATGCCATCCATGCGGGCTTGGCGTATGAGTTCAACCAGATTCAGGCATGGACATTTGAAACAGATGTATTTATCAGCCTGCTTATCAGGCTTGCGTTTATGGTATTACTATTGATACCATTCTACTTATGGGCGAGGAAAAGGAAGAACTATAAAAAGCTATTATATCTTGCGTTGACAGTAGAAAGCCTTGTTGTCTTATCGCATATCGGGTGGATAAGCCAAATTATATAAAAAAAGAGCCAGCAGTTAAGCCAGCCCTTTTGTTTGCTGTCAGGTATTATGGATGGGCAGGAGTATATGTTTTTGTGTAAGTACCGTCCAAATTGGTAACAGTAATAACTACTGATGTAAAATACCTAAGCGGTGTTGTCTTTACCAAATCCATGAATTTTTGAGCAGTAGCACCCGTTAAACCTGTTAATGTTAACGTTCCAGCTTGTGCTATTGTAATAGTACCAATAGCAGTTATCGTTCCGTCAGCTAACAAAACAGTTGCCGCATTCCCCAACAAAGCCACATACTGGTCGTCAGCCGCAATCTTCGCCTTGTCTGTGAATCCTGCGAATCTTGGTATTGCGATTATCGCCAGTATTGCCAGTATTGCGATAACCACAATCAGTTCGATAAGCGTAAAACCCTTCCTGCTCTTTCTCAATTTCTCTAACATTATATTACCCTCCCGAATATTTGTCAGGCTTTTATCCCTGCATTAATGTTATACCAGAGGTAATATATTTTAGACATAGGCTTGCATAATTATTTTTGGAGTAGTAATATAAGACTATGAGTTTGTTTAATCGAGTGAGGATCCTTTGTTTGGCGTGAAGCCCCGGACAAGGGATTTTTGCTGTAAAAAAGACCGCATTTCTGCGGCCAGTGGAAGGGAAATGATAGTATGAAGTTAAATCTTATTTGTGAAATATTTATACAGCCCGTTCACGATCCGCACCGCAACGGGAATATAGCTTTTATGGATAAAATATGCCTCCTCAAGGTTATCATGGAATGACACTTCGAGGATCCCGCTAACAGCTTTAGTCTTTTTCAATGCCGATAGGTTATCCCTGTATTTTAACCCTGCGTCATTCCACGGCGTGAGGTCAGCCATCTCATTGAATATCGGAGTGATAAATTCCTTGCCGGCCTGCGAGTAATACAGCCCTGAACATCCTTTTGCATATGCTCCGGCATCGCTGTGTAATTCAAGGTGGAAACCAGTGCCACCATTGGCGTTGATAAAGTTATTTGACTTATTTATCGATTCAGTCAGATTCTTTGCATCATCGCCGAGATTTATCTCCGGCATAAAAAACAGATTGAACCGCACATCGCGTTCAAGGATATTATAGACTTCTCCGGCGATCCGCTTCATATGATCGTGCTCAGTGTCGCCGAGCACGCACTTATTTTTATACTGTTGGCTATATGCCAGAACGAGATTTTTTTTTACATTGATAGATAGCATCTCCTGCCAGATAGCGATTATGTCCTGCCCGTATGTCAGACCAGGAACTGCCCATTTGCCATTCAAGTCTTCCCAATTCGGAGCACTCCCACGTGGTACAAGGTTAAACCGCTTATCTACAAGTTTCTGCTTTGGCAATCCTGTTTTGTTGGCATAAGCGAATAGATGCTGAACATGTGCCTGTATGCCTATCTGCCATGAAGGAAACTTGTTGCCGATGTATTGACCTGCTGAATCCTTCTCGCCAGTTACGCCCATACCAGCCGGATTGTGCCATTCTATTTTTGCCTGACCGCCAAAGCGGAAATAATTTGTTTCCTTTAAGGCTTGTGCGAACGCCACATCTCCACGAATACCCTCAATAGCACCTTCTCTTATATAAAGTTCTTCAATCCCTTCCGGCGCAACCGGATTGACTTTACGGAGAAATGATTTCATCTGTCCGATTACAGCGGACGCTTTACCTAATATTGGATTCACGGTGTCACCGTACTATCTGCCGTAGTGGTTGTCGTGGTTGTAGCAGGCACACTGGATATAGTAGTGGTTGTAGTTGTTGCAATCTTGATAACCTTGACGTTATACTCGATCTGTGTTTCAAGCCATGCGTCCAGATCGGAATACATCATTGTAATAGCATCTCTCGCCTGTGTAGTTAGAAGTTTCAATACTTCCATTTTTGCCATACTGTATGCAATTTGAGCAGTTTCCTCATTCCATTCGCCTTTGTCCTTCAAAGTATCGACATAGGTCTGGAATATTTTATCAACCACCTGTATAACGGTCTTTTCTGCAAAGTCTATATACTTCTTGGCTATGGCACTTTGCGTGTTTTCCTGTATCTCTTTTGACTTCTTGCCGATGAATGCCACCACATAACCTACAAGAACGGTCAGAAGTGGCAGTATCACCGTTGCAATAATAATATTGAGTGTGTCCTGTGACATGATAAAGCCTCCCTTATATAATTTTATTTATTATCAATCCGCCGATAACAGCGCCTACAGTTGTAACTACAGCGCCAATAGCCAACCTTCTTGACCATTTGCTACTCTCAATTATTGCGGCGATAGCCTTTTCGCAATTATTAGCGGTATTCGCCGTACTATCGAGTTTATCTCGCAACCCGTTATACTTGTCGATTTTGTCATTCAGGTTCTTTACCATCACTTCCGTCTTAACTACTCTTTCAAGTATCTCCTTGCCAAACTCTGTTACAAATCCGTCCTTATCCATTTCACACCCCCGTTGTTAGTTATTGTCCCATCTTTACGTTTGCCCTTAACTTTTTGTAATATTCAACAGCTATTTTCAGCGTTTCTTTGTCCTGCGTTGTCAGGCTATCCATAAACTTCTTTTGATATTTTGTTGCAATTCCGTACAAAGGATTCATAGCGTCAAGCGACCTCTGCATACCGTCCGATGTGCCGCCTAATTCCTTGTATTCAGCAAGGTATTTCTTTTGTGCTTCTTTATCCCCGTACCTTATTGCCGTCTTGAAGTTATATAAAGCCATTGACCTCTTACTGCGGGTAAATGAACCACCGCCCTCGCCTTGCTTGTCAAGGAATTTATATTTAGTATCTATGATATTCCAGTATGCGGATTCTTCTGGATCAGCTTTGTATATCAACGCTTCATTTATGCTGTTGAAATATGGTCTATGCGGCTTTCCTGCAAGTACGTCATACTCTTTCTGTACGCCAAGAGAACGGGCGACATACTGTCCCTTGTCATTGATTGAGCCAGGTTTGGTAACGTCAGGATATGAGGTTTTACCGAACGCAAGCTCAAAGGGCGTTTTATAAAATGGCGATACGCCTGATGTTACTTTGTTCAATCCTGACTTCGCCATGTCGGATGCTTGCTCTTTTAATGTCTTTTTGCCATTGATAATATTGATAATGTCCTGCGGAGCATTTTCCAACCCGAACCATTCAAGAAAGTCCTGCAATGCGCCAAGTCGTGAGAAGTATATCGTATTGCCGTCCTTATCCTTGCCAAGTATGATATGAGCCTTATTTTTCACATCAACAGGTAGTGTTTCTTCAAGGTCAGGGTACATTGTAGCGTTCCATGCCACCATTGCGCCTGTAACAAGCGCCACTTTAGCCAGTGTTGATATAACCTTGCCACCCACTATAGCGGCTGCTCCAAGTGCCGTTTTAGCCGTACCGCCTGCCGTTTTGGTGTTCTTGAACAACTGTATATATCTCTTGAAGTTGACTTCCATCCACGAATAAAACGGTATCAGGTGTCCCCTGATTATCTTTCCCATTTCAGATACTTCATCATATGCGCCGAGTGCGTCATTGGATAGTTTATATGCTTTATCCTCAATAGACTTCAATCCGTTTATGACTTCCGGCTTGCTTGCGCCGTAATTCTTCAACTTCCCTGATTTCAACTGTTCAATGTAATCAAGGTATGTTGAATATCTTAATACCATTTCTCTGTTATTGGTTATGCTTGTTGTAAATTGCTCGTACTTCTTGAACGGCGTTGCAATCTTTTCACCTATACCCTTTTCCCTGAATCGCTCAAAAGGCTTCACTTTGTTTATATTGCCTATTTCCTGCTCATGCAACAAGTTCTGATAACCGCCCCTGTCATAAAATCCTTTTAATTCAGGAGTGAATTTACCGTTCCTTGAAGCATCAAACAGTTCCTTTGCAGCTTGTGGTACTTTCTTTATCGCCCTTCCGTCTGCCGCTATGACAAAATCAAGGTCGCCTGAAAAGTTACGGATATTGTATTTCAGTATGCTTCGTGGATTGCCCGTAAGCACCCACCGTTTCCATGTAGTCAGTATGGCTTTTGACAGCTTTGCCACGGGATTTGTCGGCGTTACCTTCGGCAGATTATTGAGAGTATCGACAATCTCCTGTTTTAATACAAACTCCCTGCGTTTACCGCCAAGTGCCAATACATCTTTATTTTTTTCAAGGTCATTAAATATATCTTTAAGCACTGTCCTATATTTCGGATCAATAGTTTTCAAATCTAATCCCTGTAAGTTCAATGCTTCGGTAACAACTTCCTCGCCTGTCGGTTTTGATAGATAGAATATATTACCTTCCTTCGGTTGCCATACATCATAACCTTCCGGTATCAATTCGTGCCAATCCTTGATACCTTGTGCTTTCGCTGTTGTCTTTAATTGTCCTGCAATATCGTAATTGTCCTGTACCGTTTTGATTATCTTTGATATTTCCGTATCGTACTTCATCTGCGCCATAACTTCATATTCGGCTTGCAAGTAGTCGGTGTTGATATTGCCCGTATATTCTCCGCTTCGTTCCTTCATGTACCCACGTTTCGGCGGTGTCGCAAGTTTCTTGCCCGTGCCGGATGTACCCTGAAACTCCTTCTCGTTCATATATTCCAATACCTGATGATGGAAATAATCTTCACGGGTAAAGGTTTCGGAAACATCTTCGCCTATCGCTTTTTTAGAGGCGATATAATCACTTTTTATCGTGTCCCAAAATGCTTTACGTTTTGCTATGGCGTTCTGTATTTCAGGAGTAATAACAGTATCAAGTCTTGACAACTCTTTTGTAACATCTGCCGGAGTAAATTCATTCGGCAGTTTATATCCAGACTTCACATCCTGCGCCAGATCGTCAAGCAACACCTTGCGGCTGAATATATCAAAAGCGTTCTTGTCGGGTATATCCGTCTTGCTCAATATATTATCAAGCGTTTTGATAGTATCATAGCTTACGATGTTCTTTATCTTCGGCAGACGTATCAGGTCTTTGTATAGTTCGGCATTCTCTCTGGTAACGGGCAACGTCCTTATCGGTCTTGTAGCCATGTGCATAGTATCGGTAATTCCCTGCTTAACCTTGTCAAAGAATGTCTTTTGCTTTACTCCTTTACTTACTTGATATGCTTTCTCAATAGCCGGACTTTCAAAGGCAAACGCGCCAGTCTTGTTTACAGGTGTGTTGATAATATTCAATCTGCCACCGATATTGACGGGATTGTATTCTAACGTGCCAGGTTCAGCACCCTTGAATTGCAGAGGTACTTCACCTGTTGCAGATTTTGCAACAACTGGCTCAACCTTCGGTATCTCTGGTTCAATTTTAGGCACTGTTTCTTTTATGGTTTCCTGCACAATGCTTTTAGGTTTAGGTAACGTCTTTAAAACTTTTTCGCCCGTCTTAGCCTGCGTCAAAAGATTTTCAGTTGTGCCGAGTGTCGCAGACTTCCCAACCACACCCGCCCTTGCCAAATCATCAAGTACGCCCATGCCGCCTATGTATGTTGACGGGTCAATCGTTCCTGCGATAATATTCTTGACAAGCCCTCCGAGTAATGGTTTATTCTTTTCAAGCGTATCGAGTGCTGCTTTGGTTTCTTTCGGCAGCAATTCATAAGGTGTTACCCTTGATGAATCAATCGGTTTACCTGTTGCAACATTGATGATATTCTTTGACAACCATGCCAACGCTTCACCACCGCCGCCTATAGCCCTCATAGCAGTACCAACGCCATAGTTCAATAATCCTTTGCCTACTTTGGTAACAAGAGTATCTTCCTTGTTTATAGGTGCAAGTTCTTCACCGAACATCTTATAGCTTAAATCAGATTTAACAGGCTGCTTTTTTACAGGCACTTTGTAAGTTGTCGGCACATACGGCGTTTTTATACTTGCCACAACAGGGGTAAGGCGCTTTTCCATAACGTCAAGTTTTGATGTGGGCTTTACTATAACAGGTTTTAATGTTGCAACAGGTTTATTTACTATTGTGGCCTGTTGCTTATCGCCACCCAATATAAACTTCTTTTTTGTCGGAGTAGTGGTTTTATTTGAAGTTGTCGTTGTCTTTCCTAACACAAAACCCATTCAATCACCCCTATTCAAGCGATTTGACATAAGACGCCACGGCACTAACCAATTTACCGTACAACGTAACCCCGATCTGCGATATTAAGAAGGTTTTATTCTGCTGCAATAGTGCGGCTGGGTCTTTACCACTCTGCACCTGCCTGCTTATAAGTCCGCTGCCCTTCCCTGTATACGCCTGATATAAGGTAAGATACCTTGCCTCTTGCGCGGTAGAAAGCAGTTCATTGTATGCCTGTACGCCATAATCGCTAACGATTGAATCCTTATTTTTTACAATTTCATTAACCGCCGTATCAGGATTAGCCTGTATATACTCCACATTTTTAAGGAAGTCAGGGTCATTTTTATAGGCTGTTGGTTTCGGTGTAGTAGTAGTACTACTGTTTGTACTTGTTGCCGCTTTAACAGTAGTTCCTGCTTTAGCAGTCGTTCCGCTTGTAGTAGTTCCGCTTGTTGTAGCGGTTGTCGTTCCCTTTGCTGCCGCAGTAGCATTAATGACAGACATTTCCTTTGCCTGCTGTGCGGCTATTTGCTCTAACTCATAATCATTCTTTTTCTTTTCCACTTCAAGATCAGCGTTCTTTTGGTCTATTGTTGCTTTAGCCGCCGCTGATAAAGTTCCAACCGGAATACCTGTCGCCATAGACGCTTCATTATCGACATATCCCATTTCAGCTATGCGGTCATACTGATTTGCAAGTTCAGTCTGTTTGTTCTCATAATCCTGCTGCTTATCCAATGCCGCCTGTTTCTTCTCATCCGTCCTTTGGGTAATCATATCCACATATCTTGAATATGAAGTTTCATCTGCATTGACAAGTATATTATATAAATCTGTAAGCCTTTTTGTTTCACCCGCATATTCATTGTACGCCTGTTCTCTGTAAGCAGGGTACATGCTCATGGCTTCTGCAATAGCGTTTTCTGCTACCTGTTGAGCCGCCGCCGCAACCGCCGTATTAGTCTGCCATCCGCTATTGCCAAGCATAGTGCCTATCGTGTTACGTGCCGCCCTCTGCCCTTGTTCGGTCATGGATTTTAAGACAGCCTGGAATGACTGGTTTGTTTCCGGTGAATCGGTAAACTTGCCCTGCCCCTCTATCTGACCTAATACAGTGTCCATCTTGCCCTGATTCGGATTAAGGTAATCGCCTATCTGCGGTATATCTGTTGCGGGAGTTGCAGCATTCCACACCTGTCCTGCCGATTGCACGCGGGCAAGCCAGTCTGACGCTGCTTTTCTATTTAACGGTTTCCCGTCAGCCCCTATACCAGTTGCAAGGGCATTATTTATCCTTGTTATTTCAGCATTATACATATCCTTGTTAGTGCCATAAAGATTAAGCCTGTCAAGCCTTGCCTGTTCTTCCGGCGTTACAGCGGGTATATTTGTCGGTGTAGTTGCTGCCGGTGTTGGTGATACTGCACCCGGTATCGGCGTTCCACCTATATTTGCTGCCGGTTTTGGTACACCTTCCGGGTTTACGCCCGGTATCGGGTCTATTGGCAGTTCTGGATATTGTAAAGCCATAATATCACGTCCTTTTTACGTAGTCTTTGCAAAGTAAACTGTGCCTAACCCCGCATCGGTATAAACATCGTTGTTTGCTTCTTCCATGGTATCAAATGCCTGTATAAGTCCCCAATCTCCAATATCAGCTATAATTTCTTGATAAAATGACCATGCGCCTGTTGACCTTATATATACTTCTGAACTGCCATACCCTGCAATGTATACCGCAGAGATTGGTAAGTATTGTGTTTGTCTGCCCTTGGACATAATAAGCCTATACGAACCAGTACCTACTTCAACAATACACTGATACGGCCAGTCTACCGTATAAAGCGGACTGTCGGGATGCCCTGCCCATGCCTGGCAAGCCGGCGCTAACGTAGTTTCTTGCAAATTGATACCCTCACTGTAAAATGTGCCTGCATCCTCATATACCGCAAATATCTTGTAGAAATAAGTTGTTAAAGCGGTAAGCCCTGTATTGTTGTAACTTGTACCAGCCCCGCTATATACAAGCGTTGCATTAGCGGCGCACCATGCCCGGTCACGGACAGCAAGCGTTGTGGCATATCGGTATAATTCAACTCCTGTAAAATAAGATAATGTCGGATTTACCCATGCTGCGTCTATCTCATCATCATCAATAACAGTCAATACAAAGCTGGTAACATCCAGCATGTCCTTATCCGATATTGTCGGTATTGTGAGTATATCGACAGTTGCAAAATGCGCTGCTATGGTATAAGTGCCGGTAGAAGTTGTGCCAGTTACTTTGACAGTATGACTTCCTGCCGCTTGTCCCATTATAGAATCCGTCAGTGTAAGCAAGGCGTTATTCGCCCCGAATATGTCATGCACAGGTTGTAACGTCCTTGCCACATTGTCAATATATGTTTTTAGTGTCAATGATAAGGCCGCACTTGCAATTCCCTGACAGGTAAAAATCACCTTAACGTCAGCCCTTGTGTCAAGCGTGAATGTTTTGGTTACGATAGTATCTTCGGAAGTATCTACCACTATTTCATTGGCGTTGGTCGCATTGTAGTCTTTGACTAAAGCATTACTACCCGCCCCGCCTATGCCTATGCTGTGTTTTCCTGGAAGATATAACTGCGAATATTTCGCCGTTCTGTCATAACTTGCCTGCGGAGCGTTGATGTATAAATCAGTTACCCCGATATCGGTTATTTCAGGGCGTAAATCCGTATATGTGCTTGCCGCAAACGTGCAGAAATGTGCGTTACTCTGCCAGTTTGTAAGCGCAGTAAAATCAATAGTAGTCGCTTCTACCCCGTTAATATCCTTCAACGTGATATAATTGCCCGACGTGTTGTCTTTCACCCGCAATCTTGCCTGACCGCCCTTACTCCAGAACGAAATAAACCCTCGTGTGGCTATCATCGTGAACCATGACGGATTGATATACGTATTACCATAAGCGGAATCAGGTGTATATGTCGCCTTGCTACCTGCGGTTATCTTCATGGAGCGTTCACCAATGAATGCGGCTGCGTTGCTCGATGTTACTCCTGTACCCGTCCAAAGATACGGAAGATATGTAGAACCGTCATAAACGGTAAACTCGCTGTTCGCCCATATATTAGTAAACCACCGCAGGTATGCCGGATTATAGCCGTTATTATCAAACATAGCCTCATTGCCATTATTGAATATGCCATAATAATTAGGAACATTAGATTGATCGAGATTTTCAAGGTAGTATTCGATAAGCCGGCGCAACGCAACATAACTGTCATAAAGGTTATTTATGGTAGTCTGCGCGTCTTTGCCCTGTTCCGGCATTGCTCCTAAGTCTACATCCGGCATTTACCAATCACTTCCAATCGCATACACACGTTCCATGGAATAGATTTTTGCCTTGCCTGTGCCAGTGATCTTGATTTTTACATGATCCGCACGGGTAAGCGTTATTGTAGCTGTAAACGGGGATAAACCCGTTGTGGTTATTGTTTTCTGCAATATATAACTTGCGTTGTCAATGCTTGTATAAACGTAAACGGTCGAGCTTGCTTCCAGTTGCAACCGTATATTAATCTTTGTCAGGTATTTCTTTTTAAATGTGTTTTCTATCAGGTCGCCTGTTATAGCTTCCCATGACACAACCTCGCTGCCGGAGTTGAATTTATAAATCTTATTGTCATTCGCAAGGGCATAAACGTATCCGCCAAGATATGTAAATTCCTTGACCTGTAAAGTATCTTCCTGCAACCATATTTCTTTTAAAGAATCATAAACATACAGTTTCCATGATGTGCCGTTATACAGAGAGCAGAAGTACCGCCTGCCATCCGTCCCTGCTATTGCGTCGGAATATATCGTTTCCGCAAGGTCTGACGATTTTATTCGTGGTATGCCGCCGATGTATTCAAACACGCCCGCAGACGATACGCCGTACATCTTTGAGTTTGCTTCAACAAGGCTTTTGTTATTCACAAGTCCTACCTCCGCAACCTCTTTTATTTTGTAATTCAAAGGATTGCTGCCATACATCTGGTAGAACAGATTGCCCTTGAATATGACTACATGGGATTGATAAGTCCTCATGCCCGTAAAATTGCCGAGGCTGTAAACCGTACCCGCGAAAGCGCCGTTCGCCAGTCCCAAATCCGATATCCAGTCAAGAAAATTATTTATCACGCAACCGTATACCGCACTGCCTTTACAGCCAAATACACGATTGTTATAAACACACAGGTAATCCATATCAGGACATGAGCCGACCGCAGGATAAGTACCTGTGCCAAGATTGCCGAATGTGTCGGTCACATAATTATAGTATTTCAGATCAGGGGCTATAATAATCGAATTGTTGAAGTCAACCATTGACTTAACGCCTGCGGTAACAGTCCCTTTGGTTACATTGTTATATTTGAAACTCGTACCGTCCACCCATGCTAACTGTAAAGTTGAGAATAATGCCGTGCCGCTTGACAGGGTAAATGATGTTGCCCTTGAAGCCCTGCAAGTCGTAGCAGGCCAGTCCACCGTAGACAGGTTTGTTGTGGATGACCACTCGTCATTACCTGTTACCGGAGTTCTGTTCAGCCCTTTATACAAGATGGTTTGCGCCGGAATACTGTTATTTCTCGCCTTTGTTATCGGTTCAAGCATTTAATCACTTCCATCTTTTTGTTACATGAGCAGGTGCGGGGTGTGCCTGATTGACCTGATACCACTGTATGAAGTCGGTCAGTTTTGAATTGAACTTCAACCGCCATTGCTGGCTATCGCCCCACTCGCGCCGCAGGTCGGATATTTCAGCATAGATGTAATAGTTGTAAAGCATTGCGAAGGAATCGGGTAAAAGCAGAGTGTCAGTCGCAATATTAGCAACGGCTTTCTTTGTGGGGTGATACCTACTGACTACCTTCATGGAAGGCACGGCGATTGTTATGGCAGCCGTTTCAAGCCCCGCCGTGAACGTGGATGCAGGGACAGTCAGCACTTTATCCGCAACCGTAATAACCAAAGCATATTTATTGTTTCCCGTATTGACCGTACAGCCTGAAATAAGGATGTAGTCGCCTACCTGAAATTCCTCGAAATCATCATCAGTCGTTGTTATCGTGTTAGTGGCGAAGGTTATCTTGCTTGCCCCTGAAACATAACTGTCATCTGCCGTGTCAGGTACAGGGTACAGGAATATCTTGCTGTCCTGATACCAGTACCCCTTCTGGCTGTTGATAGTGGCATTCAGCTTATTGTATTCAATATCGCCTATCGCAACGGAAAGCACATCATTCCATGTTACCCCTGACGGCAGGCTGTATGCCTGTATGTTCGCCGCCAAAGCAGTATAATTTACCGTACACTCCTTGATTACCGTGTCGTAGATAAGGAGTTCAAGGGCATTAACGAATGACACCATATCAGTATTTGAATATGAATGTGGCATTTTAGAGGCTATATCATTGATTAATTCCGTAACCGTCGTTGACAATTTTCATCACTTCCTTACTTTATTGCTTTGACTTGTATATTCTTTATCTCAAAATATGTTGTATTGTAATAACTCGGCAGATAAATCGCTATGCGGTATTTCACATTCTGTGCGGATTGTGCCACTGCCCCAATGTTTGTATAAGGCAAAGGTATTGAAATTTTGCGAAATACTGTCGCATCACTTATCCCACCTGCGCCCGTAACCTGCGCATAGGAAGTATAGTTTTCAGTATCATATGTAGCCTTATAAGATATGTCGCCATTAATTAAAAATGTCGGATAATCCCCTGACGGAACTCCGTCAGATTTAAGCCAGAACTCGATTGCGTTGTCGGCAGAATTGAAATTATCCTTTGTAAAGTAGATATACTGATAACCCGTATGCGTTAAATCCCTATGATAGATATTTGTTTCACCGTCATAAACCATATCAAGAGGTATCAATGCTTCATATTTCACCGACGGAGTTATCGCAATGTTCGGATAGAATATGTCAATATTCATCGGATTGTATGTGTTGAAATTAAACACATATCCATTGGCTGTCTTAAACAGTCCGTGCGTATTTATGAGATATTTCGTATCGCTGTAAAAAGCATTTGCGGAATAGTTAAAGTTCTCGATATTTGCAAACTGCTTATTGTTTGAGCGAATGTCTATTACGCCTGACGGATCTGCAGATTGGCATTCCCCGAAATTGCCTGATACAGTCAACCCACGAATATACTTGTATCCGTCATACCCTACCCACTCATCAATTCCGTTGCCCCACGAAGTTGATAGTTGTAAAAACCCTTTTATACATTGCTCATGGTAGTTACCTGTTATCAATACACCGTTTGCATGACCTTGAACATCTGTGGATTCCATGCCATTCAAGGATATGGCAAATTCATCACATGCCTGTATCGTGTTATTGGCAATCACGATATTATTGCCCCATACATCAATACCATTGGTTTCAAGGTAGTTTATGTTACTGTTCTGAATATAGATTGCGTTGACCTGCCAATATCCTTTCGATACGATATGGATCGCCGAATCATGGCTTCTACCCATATCACACTTATCGATATAGATATTGTTGACATACCCCTGCGCCCCGCCGTCTATAATGTGGCCGTAAAAACCGATTGCAAATACATTTGTAAAGTACCACTCCACAGAATTGATTCCAAGAACGAAGCACCGTTTTGTGCTTTCGGATTCTGTCATCCCTCTTGTGTAATTCCCCCGTAAGCCGATATTTTTAATTTGCACAAACTCAACGTCAGAGCCAACTATAAAGCTATCGGTATTAGAAGTGTTTGCCAAAACAGAGTAATACTCGCTCGCACCCTCCAAAGTGATTCCGGGACGGTTGATATGAATATTACCGTTAAAGTAGAAATACCCTTCCGGCACATATATCTCGTTCAGGTTATCGAAGCACCATTGCAAAACGGTAGTATTATCGAACCCGTCAGGGATTGCACCGTATTGTGTAATATCACCTTCATGGTATGCAGAACCGCCCTCGCAAACTCCTGGTATCCCTTGTATTCCTTGTTCACCTTGTATGCCCTGAATACCCTGTGTGCCGTCAGCACCGGGCAAGCCCTGAATACCCTGTGTGCCGTCAGCACCTTTTTGTGCCATTAACTCCCATTTGCTATTTGATAAGTCAGTTGCAAATGTCCCTGATGTGTGATTAGTCAGACATACATAAGATGAACCAGATTCCTCAACAACATCGTTTGTGTGATACAGCGTTGCTGTAGTCCAGACACCTTCCCATACAAACGCCGAATATGCAGGCTGTGTTTCCGGTATTGGCTTTCCTGCGTTGACTGTCCCAAAACTTATTAAAATTGCAAGTAAAATAATTAGAAACTTTTTCATACGCCCTCCTTATATCCCTATTTGCGTCATAAAATAAATCTCCTTACCAATACTTTTTAAGCGTCATAATAGCGGCAGGAGCGCTCCCTGTGTATACCGCATAAATTGCCATAATATGGTCGGATGCACCTTCAGAACTCCAAGTGCTTGCAAGAAAATTCTGAACTGACATATATGACCTTCTACCGCCCGACGTAGTATAATTCGTGTTTGTTGCAGAAGAAGTTGCATCAAGTTGGACAGCCAACCAGTAAATAGTTCCGGCTGTAATCGCAATATCCACTGTTGCCTTTTTCCATCCAGCATCAGTCCCTTTTGCATTAGTTCGACTAACACCAGCCGCTAAAGTCACAGGCAGACTTGTAGCGCCGTTCCCGTCGTCACTGTAAACTCCCAATTCAAAATTACCCTCATCAGTGGCATTATCGCAGTACCACCCTATTTCGGTTATTTTACTTGCCCCCGCAGGAGCGGTAAATTTGCCAGTCCGTGAAGTATTATCCGCCCGGAGGTCAGTAGCTCCAGGATCAGCTGTCGGGGCAACCGTGACAAATCCGCAATTAGTACCTTCTACTAAAGCCATAATTTATCAGCACCTCACTTATGCCAGGGTGTAATAGGTTATCATGCAACCGATAACTCCAGCAGCAGAACCTTTTACTTTCAAACCTTTGTTTACGGTAGTTGACTTGAATGGTGAATTTATCGGGAATAGATGTGAGCAACCGCCGTTTGCGCCCAGTGTGAATTTGCAGGTTATCTGTGCCGCATCGTCATCCTCAATCCAGTAAGTCCCCGCTGTCGTTACCGACAATATAATTGATGTGATGTAAAACTTTTTATCCGCTACTGCGGCTACAAGCGTTTGTGCTGTGGTTACATCGGCATGGTCGAGTTTAGCCTGACCATAACCGGATATTAAAGCAGGGGTGTCCTGCACTGCAAATGTTCCGGCATTGGTTACAGCCCTCGAAGCGGGATTCTGCAACATATATGAAATTTCTTTCAAAACCGACATTAAAGAAACTGCCGTAGTGTCTGTTGCTGTACTTTTATCATCGGCTTTAGCACCGATTGTTACCATTGCACCGTCAACTACCGCTCCCAATGCTATACTGCCTGACGCAAACGCTCCTGACGCTACTGCACCACTCGCCACAGCACCGCTCGCAATCGCCCCGCTCGCTACTTGCGCCGATGCTATAGAAACAGGCTGCGTAGACTGGTAAAATGTCCCTGTTACTGCTCTGGTTGCCGGATTCTGTTCCATGTAAGATATTTCTTTGAGTACAGACATGACAGATACCGCCGTAGTATCGGTCGCCGCACTCCTATTGTCTGCCTTTGCACCTTGTGTAACGTCTGCACCGTCCACTATTGCGCCAGCAGCAACCGCACCGGAGGCTATTGCCCCTGATGCAACGCCGCTTGACGCAATACTGGCAACCACTTTGTTTGTCGTTCCCGGCGTGGTCTGGTCTATTCCCACCTTACCGATAATCGACGAACCTGCGCCGATGGTAACATCTTCCACGGTTACGTCCCCTATCGTTGCGGTTGTCGGCAACGGATTTGCCGCCGATACGGGTACACCGTCAAACCAAATAACTGTATTTGGCATTGTAATCACTCCTTCTTACTTCTCTGGTATAAACTTCTCGTATAAGTCAATCATCATCATTGGCAATTTCTTCTGAATGTTCAGCTTTTTAAGTTCAGCAACAATAATGTCTGTCGCTTTCTCGCCAATCTGAACATCTTTTTGCGGATCGTTTTCATCTTTCCATGAGTATGTGTTGTCTTTTAACACAAGATTGGTTGCCTTTACTTCTTCTTCCGAAAAACTTAAATCGCTTTGCAGATTCCTTACGATTTTCAAGGTTGAAAAATCGCTTTCCATTGGTAGTATGCCTAAAAGATGGATTCTTTCCTTTACTGATAGTTTCATATAACCCTCCATGTATTTTTATTTAAACTAAAGGGGAGGGAAAACCTCCCCATTGTTTATGTATCTGTTACAGCAGATGCCATTATCGGGATATAACCTAATGCGCCGTCAGGCATACGAACCTTGACGGTATAGTTTACATTGCCCGCAATCGTTGTCGGGGTATCGGCTTTCGCAATCATTTTTGCAGTAGCATTGCTCCAACCGCTATCCCAGTAAAAAGCGACGCAATCATCGTCAACATCATCTTTAGCCAAACCTACATTACTGAAACGCATGACCGCTAAGGAACATCCGGATGGGTCGGTTGCGGCATCAGGAGAGTAGACTTCGGCTGTAATTGCAGACAGCGTACCGGCTTGTGTAGCGGCTGCGGATAGCATTAATGTTGTTGTCAATGCCTGACCGGAACCGGTAACAGTACCACTTGTACCCAGGTCTACTGAAATATGTGCGCCTCTTGCATCCGCTTGCGCCACATCAGGAACATACGCAAAGAACCTACCGGCGGTAATTGAGCCGCCTGCACCAGTTCCATTCAGTTTACAATATATCCCCCTTGCCTCGCCGGAAGTCGCACCGCAATCAGTGTATATGGATATGAATTTTGTATCAGCATCATCGTCTACTACAGGTGTTCCGCTTGTACCCATTACGACGTTGCCGCCAAATACGGGAGAAGTAAGCGTCTTATTTGTAAGCGTCTGTGTTACGTCTGCCATTACGAAAGTGTCAGCCGAATCGCCCAGGTTTGGTACGGTTGCCGTCGCTGCACTATCCGTCTGGTTAACGGACGTGATTGTAAGGTGCTGGTGTCCGTCATCTATCTTCGGAGTTGTGAGCAACGGACTTGTGAGCGTCTTATTGGTAAGAGTGTCGGTGGTTGCTTTACCTACCAGAGTGTCTGTCGCAGCAGGCATTGTTAAAAGCAACGTATTCCCTGCGTCCTGATACAGTGAAGCTATAACCGGTAAGGTCAATGTCTTATTGGTAAGAGCATCGGTTGTCGCCTTGCCTACCAAAGTGTCTGTCGCATCAGGAAGTGTCAAAGTCCTATCGTTAGTATGCGAACTGGTGATTGTCATTATCTTTGTTGCGGTAGCCCCTACAAGTTCAAAATTCATTTGTTTTGTCGGAGTGGCCGCATCGGTTATTGTGACTTTGCCAGTACCCTTGCCCTGCAATGCCAAACCAATATTGGTTTCCCCAATAGCCGCGATAATCGGTTTTATGGTTGTATCGCCCTGCGTTATCTGAATGCTGTTCAACGGCGTGGTTGATTCTACAAACGTCAGATATGCAGCCCCGCCCGCATCGTCAATATGCCCTGTGGTTACGATTTTAGGCGTTGTCAGCGTCGGTGAGGTAAGAGTTTTATTCGTCAGGGTTTGTGCTGTATCAGCCACCACAAAAGTATCAGCAGCGTCAACAATATCCGGTATGGTTACTGTCGGGCTTGCGTGTGTCTGGTTTGCGCTCGTTATGCTTATACCCGTGTCGGAATCCTCAATCAAAGGCGTTGTCAGATGAGGGCTTGTCAGGTGTTTGTTCGTGAGTGTTGCCGCCGTGTCATTCATAACAAAGCTGTCTGCCGCATCACCGATATTAGGCACTGTCGCTATTGCGGAAGCGTTTGTCTGGTCTGCACTGGTGATAGTAAGCCCTGCGTCGCCATCACTAATTATGGGTGTAGTGAGTGTCTTATTGGTTAAAGTCTGCGTACCCGTCAGCGTTATCATACTTGCATTGGCAGCGTCTATCTCATTGATTGCGCCTACAAGGTTTGTTTTTTCCGTTGTAGTCAGGTTTCCGATAGTGCCAATCTTGACAAGATTTGCCGCAGCAGCAGCCGCAGCAGCGTCAGCATTTGCATCAACCTCGTTGATTGCGCCTACAACGCTTGCAACCTCTGTCGTTGTGAGCGTCGCAAGACTCCCCACCTGTATATCATCTGCGAGTTGAGCCGTCGTTACATTTTTTTCAAGTATTTTTGCCGTTGTTACAGCATCGTTCAGTATCTTTGCTGTTGTGATAGCGTTATCCGCTATGGTAACGCTCGTTACGATTGTGCCGTTAGCGTTGAATATCTTTACATCGCCTACGTATAAATCACTTGCTGGTAATTTTAAGTCAGACATTGTAAATCTCTCCTTTCTGGAGCGTCAGGCAACGGATTCACCGTCCCTACTAATGAACCAAAAATCCGAAGGAGAGGATTGGTTAGTGCCTCTCCTTTATTTAGCTTTCTTTAATTTGTTACGTTCTGCTCGCTTGATGCGTTCATATCTTGCCCCACATTTAGGACTGCAAGTCTGCTTTTTTGGGGTGAACTTTCCTACTTCAAACTCCTTACCACAAACTATACAATTTCTCTTTTGTAATATCCGGTTTTCATCTGCAACAATCCGCTTTTCTTTTTGATTTCTTTTGTCGCCTTCCCTTTTACAGTTTTGCGAACAATAAACCTTGTAATGGAACGCCGATGTTGCTATAAAAACTTTACTGCATATCGGGCATACCTTTAATTTGTCACCGTCTATCCCAAGTTGTTTTTTCTTATACTCGAAAGTAATATACGGCATACCCAAGTACTTTGCTGCTTTCTTAAATGTGGTTGTCTTTTCTATGGCATCAAACATTGTTTCTTTTGTAACTTCTACGAGTCTTCCGCAATCCTTTTGGGTTTGTATACAATGGCATTTTGCACATAAAGTTTGGAGGTTATCAGGATGATTATTGGGTATTTCTTTTCTCCTGCCCCTTCCGTCCCTGTGGTGTACTTCCAAGTCATTCTTACTACCACATTTTATACACTCATAGTTGTCACGTTTTAATACACATTCCCTTAATCCGTCAAATCGTATTTTCTCCCGATGGGTTTTTGCTCGTAGTTTGTATTGTTCCTTATGCCGTTCATAATCCTGTCTTGCAAGTATAGTCCTTCTACCGGATTCTCTTGCTCTCTGTTCTATTGCTTGTCGTTGACATTTCAATGAACAGTATTTTGTACGGTTTCTTGCATAAGGGTTTGGCGTATATTCCTTGTCACATCTTTCACATTTCACGAAACCATCTCCTTTATATAATGTTTAATTATATTATATAATAAATTTGGTGTCGTGTCAATCAAACCCTTATGAGCCAGTACTCGAAGCAAAACCATATCCAGAGTTAATAACGCTACTTACATATCTTTCCACCATGTTGATCTTCCAGACGTAGTTGTTCACCGTGTCTTTTTCGGCATTGTTCTCGATGCCTTTGCGTTCCTGCAAGATTACGCTGTCGATGGTTTCATCCCTGACGTGCCATATCGTTTTGTCGAGGTATTTGTTGAATACCGGCTTCAAAACGGGGATTGTGTTCTTTGTGTTGGACAGTTCGTAAGCCTTCAATGAGGATTCAAGACAAGCAAGTATTTTCGCCATCTGGTTCGGGTGAGCCAATATCTGCGTAAAATCAGTGTCGAACAGTTCGCCAGCCTGATCCATGATGTCATTCGCCAGGTTGGTTATTGTTACGATGGTGTCAGGAGTGATTGCCCCTGTCGTGGTGTTGTTGTTGAGCGATGCGCTGTTGATAAGGGGATGCGATGCGCTTGCAGGGGCAACGCCGTCGCCGCCTGTCGCTGTGTAAACAGCGTTCCATATTGCGGCAACCGCTTTTTCCTTCTTTGAAATCATGGTGCGCATAAGGCCGCCGACTTTCGCCTCGTCTATGCACCCGTACAGTTCATCGTCATTCGCTTCTACCGATACTTCAAAGCCGTTCGCTACCTTCTGATTGGTAACGGTTGTCCTGTAACCCTGTTTTATCGTGTTGTATGGCAATGGGGCGTTCTCTGCTACGACTTGCGCAGGAGAGATATTGCCAATGGTTTCATAGTATTCGGCAGCCTTGTTCGATGTTTTCTTGCTGGAACACTTGTCGTAATATGTCGTTTTCTGCACTTGCAGAAGTCTTTTCATTATTTCCTTGATACCCATTATGAGCAGGCGGGAAATATCGGAACTATATGTTGTCGCCATTTATATCCTCTCCTTTCTTATACATATCTCGCAGCATGAGTATATTTGCCACGGATTTTGTAGTTCGTGTTGTCCCAGAAGGTTGCACTGCCGAAACCGGCAACGAAACTTCCTGATGTGGTATCGTCAAGATTGATGACGAGTGCTGTTGACAGGTCAAACACCGTACCCGTATCTGTTACGGCAACCGATGTTTTGCTTGAACCTGTGAAGTCAGCTTCAAGTTCGTGGTCTTCGATAAGGTCAACATAGCAGTATGAGGCCGATGCCGTTGTTTCCCTTGCAATTCCAACGATTGTCGAATTTGCGAAATCTGCGGCAGCAGCAACACCCTTACCGCCTGATACTGCAACAAGCCCGCCAGCCGATACGCCGCCGGAGCCTATGAGCATATACCATGTGTTTATGGGCTTTGCGTCTACTATTTTAAAACTCATATGAATTACCTCCTATCCAAAAGTTTCTTTAAAATCTTTGATAAAGTCTGATGCTTTTATGTCCTTGCCCCATGATGTCTTTTTTGCCATGTCGTATACTTTTTTCTGCTCCGGTGTCATTCTTACTGCCGTTGACTGCGGACTGTTCGGTAATTCCACTTTAGCTTGCTGACCCTTTTGCATCTTATACAGCATGGACTGTTCGGTCTGTGTCCTGATGTCGGCTTTGGATTTCTCCGGCTGTTTTTTCAGGCTTGTCAATTCCATTTCCAGCCTGTCAGCCCTTATGTCGCGTTCAGCCATTTTAGCGGCTACTGGTGCTTCAAACCCATCATCAATATAAGATTGCACGTACTGCGCCTTCTTACTTTCCAGACCTCTTGTCGATTCAGTGTTTTCAAGGGCTGCCAACCTCGCTTCCAACGCCTCAAACCCTGACAACAGCTTGGCGTTCTCCGCTTTCAGCAGGGTGTTTTCCTTCTTCACCTTGCCCCATGCGTGTTCTTCCTTTTCGGAAGCGGGTATCTCCGGCAGTTTTGCAGGAATCTTAACTGCTTCCTTCACTTCCGGATTTTCTTCCTCGGTTATTACTTCTTCAATAACTTCCTCGGTTGCCTGTGTTGCCTCGCCCTCGCTCACAAATTCCTCTAAATTTGATAAAGGATTAGATTCCTCTGCGCCTTCTTCACCTTCCACGACAACTTCTTCAATGTTTTCAGCCATAGTTAAATAATCCTCCAGTTTAAAGCCCTTCGGCCAAATTTAAGGTTTTGTCATGCACCTTCCAACATGGATTTTATGGGTTTACTCCCGTGCGATATGCACTCAAAAAGACTTTTGACAGTCTATTTTTTCTTCTTTGAACCTACTTTACCTGATACTTTTGCTGTACTTAACCTGTCCTTCATAAGTTTTTTATACATAGGTGAGGCATCTTTCCAATCGCCCATGCCTGCACCCGCTTTAACACCTTTTAATTTTTTCATATTACTACCTGCCTTTCTTTTTCTTTACCTTTTCAGGAAGTTTCTTACCTTTACTTGCGGCATTCCATTCATCAACATTAACGCCTTGTTTTTCAAGTTTCTCCCTGTTGGTATTAAAGAATTTTTCCTGTTTCTTGCTCTTGTACGGCATCTTTCATACTCTCTTTCATTGCGTTATACCTCATAAGCGTTATGTACTGCTCGTCTGTCACCTTTAGTTTGCCTATGTGCGGTATTATCAAGGTGGTGTCAACGTATATCTCATGTCCAGCTTCCCTCGCCCGTATGCAGAACATCAAATCTTCACCAAAATGCTTTGTCGGCATGAACGGGTATTCGTCCAACTTCCTGAATACTTCCGTCTTTATAAGGACACAGGCCATTCCAACACCCTCAACCCTGATTAGCCCGTCATCCCATTCAGTCATCATTTCCCTTACCGTCCTGTCGCCCTCAATCCTTAAAACGTTCCATACTGCCGGATTGTACGGCGGCAACCTCTTAAAGCAGAATCCGCTTGCAATGTCCTTGTTGTGTTCAAGCAATCTTTCCAATGCGTCAACCGGCAACTCCATATCGCTGTCAGCCATGAACACATAATCAAAATCCCCTTCAATCGCCGCCTTAACAAAGTTGTTCCTTGCGTGGTATATGAGTGAATCCTGCGTTACGGCGTATACGCAACCGGGCGGTTTTTTCAGCATCAGCATTGAAAACATGAACTCTGATAGTACCATCCCGGTATTCGGCAGGCATATAAGTATCTTCAACGCTTTTTGCCCTTTCCGGCTTTCGTCACCCGCCTCGGTCTTGCCGCTACTTTCTTATTCACAATCTCCGTCACCTTGCTTATGATTTCAGCCTCTTTTGCAAGTGTTATCGGTTCGGGTTCTTCTATTTCTTCAATATTTTCCGGCTCGAACGGCAACGGTTCAGGTACGGCTATCGGTTCGGGCATCGGCGTTAAATACCCTGCTTTCGTCAGCATTTCTATTGCATTCCCTGACAATCCGTCCAGTGTCGGGATATATACCCCTATAACTTCATTGTTCGGGTATTGTTCCCCCGTATCGTCAAGTTGCCCGCCCATGCAGAGCAGGAATCCGTCTACTGTCTTTCCAAAGGCGTACACGTTCCCGCCAAACCAGTTGTCATCGGCTATCAGGGATTTCCTTAAAATAATCCCGCACTTCACATCTTCCCTCGTGAAATACTTGTCGCCTATGTTTACGCCGCCGTTCCTATACGGTATTAATATTGGTTTCATTCATTGCCTCCCTTTCTTCCTGTGTTGGTACATAATTATTGGGTTCCATTTCGTCTATATCTTTATACATTTCTTCCAGTACACTATTCAGTACAGGCATTATCGCCGTAATCTCGCCCATGACCTGTTGAGGTATGCCGCCCTCTACGCTGTCCTCCGCAATATACCGCCATAACGTTTTAGTCTGGCTGGCAGGGGTGTATTCCCCGCACGAGAAGCAGTAACAGCCATTTGTTAATTCAGTCATGCACACGGGGCAATCGCCGCTTTCGGCATAATAAGCCTTGCAGTTTGAACAATAGCTGCCCTTGCTGTCGGTGTTCCATGCCCCAGGCTTTTCGCACTTCCGGCATACCGGCAAAGACAATACCTCAACGCCGCCAAACCTCTCTTTGCTTATCGCCTCGACAAGCCCGTTGCGCTGCCACATATGCGAAGCGTACTTCGGGTGTATGCCCTTGAGCCTTTCAAGCATGGTATTGTTTACTATATTGAGTTTCCCAAACGGGTTATTATGTTTTTTCTCTTTTGCCTTAATAAGCATTCTACTGTCCTCCAATAAAAAAGAGCCTTTCGGCTCTTTATAACTTGTTTGGTTTTGCATATTCCCCAAACAATTCCTTGGCTTTCTTATTGTATGCCTCCGCAGCCGTTTCTTCGGAAACATATCTTCCAAGGTGAATTTTCTTATTACCAGTGATTATATAAGCTTCCCATTTATTACGTGCCTTGTCGTAACTCACTCCTTTGTACTTACTGCTTGTCTTGTTCTTTTGTTTTCTTACATTTCGGGAATTGTTTTCATGATTACATTCCCTTAAATTACTTCTTCTGTTATCTGTTTTAATACCGTTGACATGATCTACTTCCATGTCCCCGTGTGCATTCAATAGGATCCTATGAAGGCATACCTTCTCGTGGTTGATGATTGCGATTACATATCCTTTTGCCTCATACCAGTTGTATTTTTTTACAAAATCATAATCCTGCTTGTCAAAGATGTACTCTGTGCCATTGCTTGTTGTGCCAATAACATATTGCTCATGTTCAATGAAAGTGTTTGTGGGGCATCTGCCACATGTTTTTGTTCCTCCCAGTTTTAATGCGTTCCCTGAAACAATCGTTTCATTGCCGCAATCGCATCTACATAACCATTTAACACCTCTGCTCTTTGACCGTTGCTCAGTTTCTTTTAATACTAAAAGATGATTGTATTTTTTGCCGGTCAAGACATCTTTGACTGCCGCGCACTTATGGCATGACGTTGTACGATTTGCTCTTAAATTTCCAATGAACACACTTACTATTTCGCCACATTCGCATTGACATATCCAATAAGTACCTTTTTTGTCGCCACTATTGTCCTTCCTTAAAACCTGCCACTTGCCTATCTTTTGCCCTGTCATATCAATTTTTCTCATAGTATAATACCTCCATAATTATATTATACTATGCTACTTTCTATAATGCAACTGGTATATTGGGCGCGGGTGCATTTGGTATATAACTCGGTGCTTGATTAAATGCGCCATACATCTGATTACTATTCGGATTACCATTACTATTTGCCGAATTAGCAACTACCTGTGTTGGTACTACGCCCCCTTTATCATTGAATCCCATCCCCACACCTTGTTTTTGTGCTTCCATTTGTGCATCTTTTAATGTCATACCTAACATATCGCTCGCAAGTTGCATAAAATACTCTCTGCCGATAACGGGAGCGGGTTGATTTGTTTTTTCATCAATAAGAACAAGTTTTGACAACGCCAATAAAACATTGAAAATACTCAACTTATTGGAAGGAAGTCCTTCACCTATCGACATGTCAATGTCAAAATCAATAAACTTCGTTGCGGATTCCAGCGCGGCACTTCCGTCCTCGTTGACAATTTCCGTCTGCAACTGCATCCATTTAGGTATCATTTCAACCGGAGAATTGGGGTACCTTGATTTAAAGCTGTTCCTAAACTCGTTGTCTGCCGGCACCATGACGGGTATCTTTGCAAGTTGAGATACGTCCACCCATTCAAAATCTTCCTTATCCTTTGTCACCCTTACGGCTTCTGCTGCCGGCCAGAACTCCATAAGCAAACCTATGCAATAACAAAGGGCGTCACCCATTGCGTCCGATATGTCATACCGCTTATCGTTCATCGTGACGTTGCCCTGCTGTACCTGTATGCCGGCCTGTGTTGCGGTCATCTGCTCCGCCGGCTGGTTGCCGTTCATCAATACCCCAAACCTTGCGGCTTTCTGCGCTTCATTCAATAGCATTGATAACAGGCGTTCCACAACGGGGTTAATACCGCCGCCCTGCACCATAAGCACGTTAGTATGCGGATTGCGTACTATCCTGGGTACATGGGGATTCTGGTCGAACTGGTCTATATCGGTTTCAGCCTGCGGGTCAACAAGCAGTTGCGTCTGTGCGGAGTACATGCAGGCTATGATAATCTCGTCAATCAGATGGTTTATAGTGTTCTGTATGAATTTCAGCACAAGCCCGTCACCGAAACGGTAGAAATGCCCTTCCTGCTGGTACATTCCAAAGAAAAAGAACGGGTAACGGTTATTTACAAAATCATAGAACGGGGTTTTTGGATCTGAAACTTCAAATATAACGCCCCTCTTGTCCATTACAATCCGTTGCAGGTTATGGCTCTTATTGTTCCTTGTCCAGACGTATAGCAGCGATACGGCGTTCTGGTCATCTCCGCTCACATCACCGTCAAAATGATAATTATGGTTTAACTGCGTTACCGAATCGGCTATCTCGTCACCGTAATTTATCCGTACCCAGTCGATTGACTTGAATCCGATTTCCTCTATTATCCATTCCGCTTTCTGGTAGTCGGTCATGTTCTTTATCTTGCCGTCAACAAGCACGTTGCCTATCTGCGGGCATCGTATTTCGGGGAATCCTATTATCGCCCCGCTGCCGCCCCTGAAATAATCGGGGTCGTATGATACGGCAAACACGCCATTGCCAAACAAAAGGTAAGGCTTTGCGCCCTCCTTGATTAATTTCTTTACATTAAGTTCATCTACAAGTAAATCCGTAAGAATCTGTACCGTATGCTGGAACGCACTGTCCGATACGCCCCTGCCCCTTGCGGTCGCGGATATGTTCTTCTCCACCATTGCGGATATCTGACCGTTTATTATCGGATTGGTTACGGGTATAAATGAATTGGGATCGTCCTCGTTAGTGACTTCCCTTATGCACATATAATGCTTTTCAAGTTCTTCCCATTCGGAAAGCCGTGTCACCTGTTCGCCGGAAAGCGTGTAATACTCGTTGCGGTAAAACTCACCCCGCTTTATTTTTTCGGGCGTCTGGTTTATGTCGTTGATTGCGTTTCTCTGTTCCTGTGTAAACCTGTCCTCATATATCTTTGTGTCGGGCATTAACTCACCGCCTTATACAAATAAAAAAGCCGATAACCCCAAAAGGGATTAACGGCCATTTACAAACAGCTCTATGTATAAATATTCAGTTTTATACTTTCACTATATTTATTGTATCACAAAACTTACCACGGCTTTTGTGCTTGCACTTTATCTCAAACCCGTCGTTGTTTATTATTCCCAGTAATGCCCCACAGTCGGCGCACTCGATACGTTCTCCTATTATCCTTGCCCTGTGGGATGCGCCCTCTTGCCAGATAGTGATTATTTTTAATGTTTCCATCTGGCTGTCTATATATCATTCCTCCTTAACCCGCATTTTCTTTGAGGAATACAGCCCCGACTTCTTATCGAAGTATGCGGCATCGGCTTTTTCGTTAATAGACTTCGGTTCATCTTTATCTATAACGTAATCGAATATTTCAATTAGCCTTTGCTCGTGAGCAACCGTACTATTATGGATTTCTTCAATCTTATCTTCAAGTCTTTTGAGATTGTACCCCATCTCCGCCACAGCAACCAATAGAGCGTCAACGCCTTCAAGTATCTCCTTGTCTTTGAACATAGCCCCTCCTTAATAATTCGGCTTGGTCGTTATAATTTTCTGCCCCAGTAACCGGCTCTCTATATCCTTTATTGAATCTTTCGATATGATATAGCAATCTGTTATCTCAGGCAGGACTTCCGCAAAGATGTAATCAAAGTTGCCTATCAGTGTTGCGTTCCTCAACTTTATGGTCTTATTTACTTCTTCCATATATGGCCTCCTGTGATCTTATATTTCAATTATATCAAAAAGTAAACCTGTGCCTTGTCTTATACTTCTTCTGCCACTGCTTCAATTCGTACTTTTTATAGCCTTTATCTTCCAGTTCTGTTATATCATAATTGCCGGATAGTTCGCTTACAGGTACGCGTATCTTCTTTTCAACTGACGGGGAAGTCCAGTTGACTACAAATGCCCGGATTGCGTCGCAATTATGTACTATAAAACCGCCGTTTGCTGCAAAATTATGGTATCCAGATACTTCCATGTTATAAACATCTTCAATACCTATTGGATATATTTTTTTTACTTTTGCCATACCTCTCTACTTTCGTAATATTAGTTGATATAGTTTTGCATTCTATTGAACAAGTTTTTCTGTTGTTAAATTTATTCCCCATAAATTTGTTTCCGCATATCACGCAAATCTTTTCAATATTGTCTGCCCCACGTAATCTGCGGCTTGTATCTTTGCATTTACCGGAGCAATATTTGCTCAAAGGTCTTGCAACTGGGTAATCAAATTCCTTCCCGCAAATCTCACAGTTTTTCCTTGCTTTAACACCGACAAGTTTACCCAATGATGTTTTATAATTTTCCTTTGCCCATGCGCGAGCATTAAAGGACTTGTGCCATTCAGCCGCTTTAGGGCGACCATTTTTATTCAAATTATCTCTCGCCTTTTCTTTTCGCTCTGGCGAATCATGCATTGCAAAATGCTCAATGGGTTTCATTAATCTTAAATTTTCAATATCGTTGTTTTCTTTATTCCCGTCGATATGGTGAACGTGGTAACCTTTGGGAGTCTTTCCGTTATGTTTTTCCCAAACATACGTATGTAACCTTACCGGACTATTATATCTCTTTCCCGATACCCAATAGCCCTGCTTGCCCTGATAAAACCTTTTACCATCATAGTCGATAAATCTTTTAATTTTGATTTCTTCTTGTATTATCATATAAATCACCTCTATATCTATTATATCACATCTCAACGTCATGTATATTTAACGTTATGGCATTGAGATTTTTATCACATCATCCCCTTTCTTTAAATCTTTTAACATTTTCCATCCGTTAACAGTTAAAAACTTATGGTCTACTGTCGCCTTTATGATACTTCCGTCATTCATCTCTACTGCATATATGACAGCGTTTTTTTTTGTCATTCTAACGGAATAATATTCCCCTATGGTCTTTTTTTTAAGTGTTTCATTATAACAAAATACTTTTCCGGTTGCCCCGACCAAATTTTTTATTGCATAATCTCCATCAGGCGTGTTGATTATGGTATCGCCTGTTAAGCAAGCGTGGGTCAGGTTATGCGGATCAGTTGACACGTCATTTGGATTCTTATCGTCCTTCTGTATTGTAGTCAGCGATTTCCACAGATAAGGGGCGCACCCCTCGTCAATTGTCAATGCCGCCACTTTTATTATATCACCTGTCTGCTCGTCCCGTTCCTCAATAGGTTTCAGCCATTCATGCAGGTTTATCCATCCCTGCTCACGGTCATTGCTCGTCTTTTCAAGCGGTATGCCGTACTCCCAGAATATGTCGGAGGCGGATTTTCCGGTATCGTTCCTTCGGCTCCACAGGTCGGGAGGGGCGTAATACGCCGATATTTTTTCTCCAACGGAACACTTATTTATGGCGGTCGCCGCCTCCGAAACAATTAAATTGCTTTTGTGGTACTCACGGTATATCCTCGCCCTCCTGCGGTTGTCAACATATATCCAGTACGCCGCCAGAGCGTCAAGCCCATAGTCAATACATACGTACCGCTTATACCATGCGGGTATCTCCTTGACCTTCGGCTGTATGTGTATCTCTTTCCGCATCTCCATAAAGGCAAATCCGCACAAAGAAGAAAACCGCCCGTACTGCCTCGCTTCTCGTTCCTCGTCCGTCATGGTCGCAACCATCTGTTCAATTTCTTCCATTGGCAACCAGGGATTATCTTCCCATTCTGCGGATATGTACCATACGTCTTTGTCAAGATTCTCATTCAGAATGAACACATTATAAGCCCACGTCAAACCTTTGAGCGGTGTCATTGTCATCCAGAAATCGCCCCTCGTGTCCATAAGCCTCATGCGGCATTCCTGGTATATGTCCAAAGGAGGTTCTTCATCAAACCATATAAAACTTTGAGAAGTACCCTGGAATGATTCCCTGCCTTGCTCGCATGACTTAAAACCTATCGTCTGCCCGTTCTTCAATATGATCTTGTCAATGATCGAGTTTGCCGGATCGCCCTTGCTGCCGTGCCGGATTATAAAATCCTTTATGTCCTTCTTTGGCAGCCATGCCAGTATTTCCTTCTGTGAAACATCGCGCTGTACCTCGTTCGTCAGGCTTACCACCCATCCGCTTGACGGTTTCAACTGCCTGAAACGGCTATACCCCGTCGCGTGGCATACGGATTCAACCGCGCCTGCCGTTGATTTTCCCGTCCTGTTGCCGCCCAAAAACAGCTTTATCCTGTGCGTGTCGGTGTGGAACTCCACCTGCTTCTTATGCACCTTATTGCCGATATTGTACACTTCAAGGCGGGATTCCCTGAATATCCTGTCAATCTTCGGCTTCATCTCCGCAGCTTGCTTCAGCAGAAAGTCAAGCCGTGCCTGTTCCTCAGCTGTAAGTATCTTCGGCATTTATAACCTCGCAAGCAATAAAGCTATTCCTATCCCCAAACAAAACCCTATAATGCCGTATAAGTATGTTTTCATTGTGCCGCCTTTGCCTTTAAATAATCTTCCTTGAAAATCTCATAATGTTTTCTATCGTACAGTTTGCCATCGTCAAGCATCACGTGCTTTTTGTAATGTCCGACGATCCTGCCGCCGTATTTTGATGTAAATTTGTCATACATCTTTTCAATCGGGTTGCCTACAACAACATAAAACGTCATTTTGTAAAAATCCGATTTAGTAAACAGAGAATCAAGAAACTCATAAAAGTCTTTTGAAAAAACAACGTTCCCTTTGCTTTTGAAGTTCAGTGCCGACAACCCGTCAACATAATTCTCAGGTCTGGAAATATCCGCTCCCATATACCCCACTACATTGTCAGTGTTATCAACACTCACGTATTCAATATGAACCCAACTGTCTTTTGATAATTCAACCTCATGTTTCCAATAATTAGCGTTGTTGTAAAACCTGTAAGCCTCGCTGAATACTATCTTGCTGTATTCCGCTTGTAACTTGTCCTTATACGCCCATGCAGGTTTCAGCATAAAGCCTCCTATTTTGATTTAGTACAAAACAAACACCCTTTTGAAATTGCATTATCAGGGCTTCGCCACAAAGACCAATGATGGAGTCCCATCCTGCAAAGCAATTTTCTACAAAACGGTATTTTAATATACCAAAGATTCATAATACCTCCTTAAACTCTGAAAATTCTTTCAACTACCCGATAAAGTTTCCGTCCTTTTCCCTTCCTGCATTTCAAGGTACTTTTTAACAACCCATTCAGGCAGATGTTTTCCTAATTCATCCTGAAACGCTATATACAGGTATATCGGAAGGTAATGCGTCGAATTGAAATAGATAGGATTGAAACAGTAATATTCCTGCCCGTCGAGTTGGATAGCTTTCAATATCTTCTCGTCAATCATTTTTTTCCAGAACGGATAAAACACGCTTTTGCGTACCACAAATACTTTTCTTATGTCTTGTTTTGTTATTGGCACAAATGCATTGCTGCTTCTTTTCGCCAAAAGATTACTGTCCGAATAGATGTAACGGCTTAACCTGTATATCCTTCCAACTTCCGTATCGGTGAAGCACTCCGGCAACGGCACATCCAGATAACTCTTTATGTAAATAGACTTGTATTTAAAGTTATATCCCCTGCCATCCCTGAAAGGATTGTAATACTTCCGTACCTTTTTACCAATTATCTCCCCGTTACCGTCAATCGTTATCTGCTCTTTGTAATATTCATCCACTATAAACACTCCTTTACACTTTCCGATTTTCCGGCACTTTATCGCTTTTGGCGGTACGTTTTATCGGAAACTCAAAATAACACTTTCACTTACGTACATCTATGTTTGCGGATTTCTCTCAATCAAACACGTATGATATAACCTATATTCTTTACGTCTTTGACTGAAAACTTTACACATTCTGCTTCTTTGGTATCTCATCCATTCGATTATTTGCTCCAGAAGTTTCTCAATCATGTGCGTACCTCTTATATTTATTTTATCATTCTGACCAGAACCCCTTTTATTATCTGCGCTGTATAGTGGGGATATATACATATACCCCGGTGGGGTCAAGTCGGGGTCTGGGGGTGGGGGTCAGGTGTCAATCTTATTACCTACTCATATAACCTACTACTTACATACATTAAACGAAACACGATTTTCGCTCAATCAGTACAATTGCTACAACATAGTCATACCAAGCCTTACAGGGTTTCATTGTGTATTGTACATATTAATTGGAAGGAAAACGGCTTTGGATTTACCATATTTACCCCATTATCCGCTTGATTTCTTCAAGGGTGGCTTCATAGGAAACAACAAGCTCTTTAATGTTTTCGTTCTTCTCTACAATCACAGTGGGATCGCCAGCTAGTAATTGTGCCTTATCAATCATTGTGCCTGATACTATGGCACTATGATAAGCATTGGCCTTCTCAATAACAGCAGGCTCTTTCAGATGTTCAAGATAGATTTTAGCGATATTCCAGGCTTCTTTAATGGTAGAGATTTTTTGTTCAGTTCGATAACGTTCAAAATTATCCTTATCTATAAAATCATCATCATTCACTATTCCATTGATTGTTGATAATGGCAGATCGGTATTTTTAACCAATTCTCTTTGTGATATTTCAGGATTTACATATAACAACGCCTTGATCTGTTCTTTTTTTATAGAAGATGTTTTAACGCCTCTCAAACAAGCCTCCTGGAGTGATATATTTATACTTTAATTATAATGTATCTGGCTGATCGGCTTTAACTGACGAAACGCAAAACATAGTGCCACAGACCTATAAAAGATAGGACTGTAGACCTATGAAACGATGAATTTTAGAGCATAAGCGAGTAAATGCGATATAATTAACGCTTGAATGATTTGATTATGTTATATGATGCTTGAACGCTCATAAGCTATCATATATAATAGAAGCATAAAATAAACGAATGGAGGCGGTTGAAAATGGGAAGGGAAAATAATAAATATGTAAATACAGTGTCAGGGGAAGTATTGAATGCTACTGGAATGGGCAGCTTTGTAAGATTTGAAGCGCGAAGGCAATACGAGGAATTGACAGGCGAATGCTTTGACAAAATGACGGGAGAAGAACAAATGGAGTGCATTATGGAACAATGGAAATGGCAATTATCCGCAAGGGATTGGAAAGTAATAAAATAGCCTGCCGCAGTCAGCAAACAGGCTATTGTTAAGGGAACGGTCGTTATAAATATTATATAACGGCCTGAGGGAAAAAGAAAGGGGTATTAAAATGAAAAAAATAAAAGAATTAAAACAAGCGATCGAGAATGAAAAGGCAAGAAGCGTATGGAGTAAGGCTGTAAAGATTTATGCTAATGAGCTTGTTGAAGAAATGGAAGATACCCGCGAATTTTACGGAAGTCCGGCAGACATGAAAGATTTATTAAACGGCGCATCGGACTGGAAACAATACAGCGAAGGCGGTTGCTCACTGATATATGATGCAGACATAGCGGAACGCACAAGCAACCCAACAGAATTAAAGATAACACGCAACGGAGAGCGCAATCCCAATAGCCGTGAGAGCTGGCTTGATGTGCAGGCAAGAGCATTGTACCAGGCCGCAAACATGATTAAAAGACTGGCGAGGTAATATCAAACATGGTTTGCGGTCAACCTTAAACCGCAAATAAATTTATGGGAGGGTAAGACAATGACTAATATTTATTACACAGCAAACGAGGGACGCAGGAATAATTACGGACATACCACAACAAGAGGCACAGTTTACATTATACGCAGGGGCAACAATACCACGCCACATGGTGAAGATGCATTAGAGGATATAGGCGACTATGTTCATCAATCAGGCGGCGCAGAGATCACAGCATCGTTATTAAGCGTTGTAGAAAAAGCTGGCATTGACACAAATGGCGGATATTATAGCCATTGGAGAGAGGCAGTCAACTTGATTTCGCTATAACATCATTACGGTTTCCCGGCATCCGCAAAAACCGGAATAATATCGGGAGGCGCGGAAATGACAATTAAGAAGGTTACAGAAAAATATCGTAAATATGCGGTTAAAAATTTACCTAAAGATGCAATTTATTCACAACAAGACGTGAATGATAATAAGATTTATTACAGCGAATCAAAGAAGGCATATTATGTAATAATTGAATCAATAGAAAAAGAATGCGCCAACTGTATGCATGGCGGTGCTTGCGGGGATTATGACGAAACAAAAAGTTATCAAGCATGTTGGGAAAGATAAACCAGCCGGACACCGGCGGAAAGGATAATGACATGAAAGAATTATTGTACCACGATATTATGACAAGATCAGAAAAACTTGAAATTGACCGCATTTATGAGGCTGTGAAAAGACATTGTTTCAAAGAAAATATTAAAATCGCTTATGATGACAGGGCTGAAATGTTTGTTGAGGCAATAGCAAAATACATTACCGAAAGCAAGGAGGCATGACATGAAAATCAAATCATATTGCACACAAAATAAGGGAATATGCGACACATGCGCGCTGGTTCAATATGGCCGTGATTGCAAAAACATACCACTGACTGGAGCGAAAAAAGAAAGGATGATGATAAGACTGTCAGGTGAATTGAAGGACTTTGCAGAAGCCAGGGCAAGAAGGCGGGGCATAACGCTGCCGGAGTATGTAAGAGCTTTAATAGCCCAGGACATGAAAAAAGAGTAAGCCGAAAGGCTTATTTTTTTTGGTTGAAAAAAGGATAATTTTATCCGTTTCTCATGGTTTTATTATTTTTATGCCTCTTGGGGTGTTTTTTTGTCGGCAAATATAGCCATCATATTCAAGATATGCTAAACATCGGTAAGCGTGCGTATATGAGATAAAACAATCTTTTGCAATCTCTTGTATGGTAGGAGGATATCCATGTGTTAATATGTATCTCGATATGGAGTGAAGAATTTCACGTTCAGTATTCTCCATAGTTCAGATCTCCGATCAGCCTTATGACTTCGTTCTTCGCCTTCCCGTAAGCCGATTCATATTCCTTGTCCTGCCTTTGCGGGTGCGGAGCATCCGGCCAGAGCAGAGCCTCTTTGTAAACTTTCTGCCGGACAGCCTTATTGATTTTAACCATAGCGGCATCAATAATAACCTCTGCCTTTACTGACAATGTTTCAATGCCGAAAGCCCATTTAACATCTTTTATAAGCCTTGTCCTTGCGTGGTTTATATCCTCGTTTACCGCCTGTTTCCAGATCGCTTCAAACAGCATTCCAAACCCATCATCTGTAATATCTGTCTTTTCATTATGGCCGTGCGGTACTGTTATGTTTCTGTGTTTCTGCATTTGTACGCTCCTTTATCTTAAGTATTTGACTTGACATAATCCCTGATCGACATATTCAGTTTCTTTATAGCTTCATGATCGATAATGTCTATATACGCCTTGCAATCAGCAGGGATGACTTTATAGACATTACAGATTTTATGATTCATATTCCAATGGACGCAACCAACACAATTGTTCTTTGAAGCGGTCATTTTGCGTTCTCCTTTGTTTGGACTGGTTATTTTCTTGCTTTCGTGCTTTAAACGGTTTTAGGTGGCATTTTGCCCCTCACAGGCATATGTAAAACACCTGTTCTATTTCCACCAGAGCAGATGTTTGCGTAAACATTTCGACAATTCGATTCTTACACCGTTTTTACTTTCAGATCCCGTTATGATTACGTCAACCATTCCATTCTTTACAATGTTGCGTGTGATGACAGCATCCAGACGTACCCATTCACCCTTCAATGTCTTTTTCATGCGTGACCTCCTGTAATACGTTCTGCTGTAAATTTATAATTCTTCTTGCCGTTTTTTAACATTTTTGTATGGCAAATAATCATATATTCCGGTATCATTTCGCCAACGGTGATTTCATCAAATAATTCGGATTTTGCCGTGTATAAAAACTCCGCCATTCCGTAATCATGTTCGCAACGTAAAATTATAAAATTAGAGAATAATTCGTATAAGCCCTTTCCTTCCCTGATAAGATCGTTAGTAATTTTAAACCTTCCATATTTTTCTTTATAACTCATCCTTATGCCTCCTTTGTATTATTTTCATTCAATGATAGTTTATTACTTAATCCCTCAATCATTGCTTTGGTTGATTCCGGCAGCATATCCC